CATGGATGTTCGCCGCAACCTTGCCGGTCCCAGGCATCTTACTTTGTTCCCCGTCGCCATTGAGAAACGTAAATATACCGTCAATCGAAATGGCGAGTTTACTTCGCCAAATGGCGTGGGCTCTTATATCAGCGATGGTGTCGGGGGCGGATTTACAGGCAAGCCGGCCGATATTTTCATCATTGACGATCCGATCAAAAATAATGAGGAAGCTCTCTCGCTAGTCACGAAGGAAAAAATCTGGAATTGGTTTCAATCCACCAGCAAAACCCGAATGAGCGCAAATTCGGGAACGATCATCATGGCAACCAGGTGGGCCGAGGATGATTTGAGTGGGCGCGTAATCGAGATGTACGAGAAAGACAAAGGCGCGCGGCTTACAATTCTACGATTTCCGGCGCTCAACGATCCGAACGAGGTAGGCTACAACCCATCATTGCCGGCCGGCGCCCTTGTTCCTGCGCTGCATCCCTTAGAGCAAGTCTTAGAGTTTAAGCATGAGCTTTCGGATTACTGGTGGAGCGCACTGTACCAGCAAAGCCCCAAGGCGCTCGGGGGCAACGTATTCAAGGAAATCGGCATTCAATACTATCTTCCGAAGGATCTTCCAAAGACATTCGATAAGGTAATCGATTCGTGGGATTGCACGTTCAAAGATACTGACGGCACCGATTACGTTGTTGGGCAAAAATGGGGCAAGAAAGGCGCGAACGCATATTTACTCGCTCAGCGCCGGGCTCGCATGAGCTTTACAAAGACGGCCGATGAGGTTGATTCGCTGAGGAAGGAAGATCCGATTTCGCGCGAGATCCTGATCGAAGATAAAGCCAACGGGCCCGCCGTGATCGACTTCCTCAAGAAAACGGTTTTCGGATTACTCGCGGTTGAGCCTGACGGATCGAAGCTCGCGCGCGCTCACGCTGTAACGAGCGTATGGGAAGCGCGCAATATATTTCTTCCCCATCCTGATATTGCTCCCTGGGTTAAAGCCCTGGTGAGCGAACTTACAACGTTCCCTGCGGCCGCTCATGACGATCAGGTAGACGCGCTATCCCAGGCGCTCCGCCGGCTCTATCCGCTGTTCGGCCGCTTGAAAATTTCAGGTGCGGCGCTCGCAAATGCGATGAAGCGATGAGGTAAAATCACAGTATCTCTTAAGAAATGGAGGAACGCGGAGTTACAAGCTAGAGCATAATTTGGGCTCGGGGGTTGACAATAATCCCTGAGCCCTTATTATTTGTGCATGGCATCCNAAGCGAAGATTACTTTGAAGATTCACGGAAAGCTACCTTCGGCGTTTTCCGTTCCGCCGTTGATTACAAAAATAAAAACCTTTCTCGATAAGCTCCCGAACGATGAAATCTACGGAACCTCTGAGCTGATCGAAAAAATGAAGGGCTCAGAATGGGTGAAAACTAGGTTCACTTGGGGCCATCCGGCGTTGCGGGGTTATTCCGTTCGGCTTCCACAGGTCAGATATTGGGGCAACCCAAAAGCGATTTCAGAACTCATGAGGCAAACCCAACATGAAAGTAAGTGACGCTGTAAAGGTAGTTGTTCGCTCCAACAAAAAGAAAGCCGATTTCAAATGGCGCGAGTGGATCGATCACGCGATTCAAGTTCAGGAGCTTTACAAGCGCGCGAGCGTATCGCAGAAACACGCAGAGATTGAATTAGGCGATGGGAAGCGGCCGGTTTGCCTAATGCCGTTCTCAGATCAACATATTGGCGGCCGGGGGGCCAATATGAAAACCTTCCGTAAAATGACGGAAGAAATTCTCGCCGATCCCCTACTTTACATCGCTATCATTGGGGATCTCGCGGAGATGGCAATTAAGCTCCGTTCGGTGGCCGAGATATGCGCTCAGATCTTCTCACCAGAAAAGCAAATGCAATTCGTGGAAGATTGGTTTCAGGAGATTGCCCCGAAGGTTGCGTTCTGTACATGGGGCAACCATGAGGATGAGCGTACAGAAAAGCAAGCCGGCTTCGGCGTGATGAAATGGCTCATGGGGAAGCGCGCGGTTTACTTCGATGGCATCGGCCACGCCGATATTAAAGTTGGCTCTCAGGTTTACAAAATCGCGGCGAGCCATAAGTTTCGCGGTTATTCCTACCTGAACGCTTGCCACGCCGGCCAACGATACATGAGATTCCAGGGCGTTGACCGCGAAATTGCGATGATGGGCGATATCCATACGCCGGCGTTCATGAGTTACTACGATGGCGCGATTGAACGGCTCTCTTTGGTTGCTGGAACCCTTAACGTTGGTTCGCTCTATGCTGAGCGTTATTTTTCGATCTTCACGCAAGCCGAATACCCTTGCATCGAACTTCACAACAGGGTTCATGCGTTCACTCCCTATAAAAACTTGGCGGCCTGGAAATTGGCAACGGAGCGGTAATGCGGCATAAGAGATCTTGGGAAGAGATGAATTGCCCTCAGCGGCCGTTGATCTTTGAGGGTTGGGCGGATCTCGATAAACGGCCCTCAACGTTCAAATGGGAGCCGATGGATTTCCCTCCAGGCTTGAGAGAAATCGGAACCGCGCGGATTTACTATCGCGTTGGATGGACCGCTTTACTTCTATGGGATGGGGCTATTTATTTTGCCGATGAGCTGTTTCTCTTCGATGAAATGGTTGAGTTGCTCCGCTCCAGAATGTTCGCTCGATTCCTGTTGCAAACCACTTGGAAACGAGATTTTCGATATGATTAGAGCTTGCTTCCCCATCGTTTGTAACGAGTGCGGCGATGATATTTGGCCGGACGATGAGATCATGCGGGCTACCTATCGGGTTTCCGNTCAAGGCGTAATGAAGGATTTTCGGGTTATTCTGTGCGCGGATTGCGGTACACTCTACAGGGAATCTCAGGAGTACGGTAGCGATGCCGAAGAAACCGAGAACGAACAATCTCCGATCAGCCGTGAGCAAGGCGCGCAATAAGGCTCAGGAAGCCCCGCGCTTTCCTCTACAGGCCCCCGAGTTGTTCCCCGGCGTTGTACCCAAGGGCGTTAAGTCCGCAATCGCTATGGATGCCGATTTTGCCGGCGGGATGTACAACTATGCGAGCTTGGCNTGGGGGTTGAGCCCTGAGGTTGTTGGCTTCCCCGGTTATCCCTATCTCGCCTTTCTCGCCACTCGCCCCGAGTACCGCGCGTTTGCGAGCGCGATGGCGACGGCTATCACTCGGGAGTGGATTACGCTCAGCAGCTCTGAGACGGCCGGCGATGAGACGAAAGAGAAGATTACCCAATTAGAACAAGCGATGAAAGAAATGGGACTCAAGGATGTAATCGCCTTGGCGGCCGAGCATGATTCATATTTCGGCCGGGCTCAAATCGTAATCAACATTGATCAGCAAAACAAAGAATTGCCGCTCATCCTCAGCGATAAAACCATCAAGAAAGGCGCGAAGATTTCAGTTAAAGCCGTTGAGGCGATGTGGACAACTCCGCTCTCCTATAACGCCATTGATCCGAGCGCGCCGGATTTTTACAAGCCCTCAGCGTGGTTCATGCTCGGCCAAAAGGTTCACGCTTCCCGGCTCATGACGATTATCACCAGGCCATTGCCGGATATGCTCAAGCCGGCGTTCAATTTCGGCGGAATGAGCTTGAGCCAACTCGCGGAACCCTACGTTAATAATTGGCTTCGCACCAGGCAAAGCGTAGCGGATCTCATCAACAATTTCAGCATTACCGTTCTCGCTACGAAGATGGATCAGGTTTTGCAGGGCGGAGAGGGGCCGGCTTGCGATGGTACGGATCTNTTCGCGCGCGCGGAGTTGTTCACTCTTGGCCGCAGTAACAAAGGGCTGATGCTGCTCGATAAAGACACGGAGGAAGTTGTACAGGTCAATACGCCATTGGGTACGCTCGATGCTCTGCAATCGCAGAGTCAAGAGCAAATGTGTTCAGTGAGTCATATTCCGGCCGTGATTCTCCTGGGCGTGGCACCGAGCGGCTTTGGCAACGTGGCCGAAGGCGAGATTCGATCCTTCTACGATTGGGTTAAGGCTATTCAGGAAGCCTATTGGCGCAAGCCTATCGAAACGATTTTAGAGATTTTGCAGATTTCTTTGTTCGGGGAAATCGATCCTGATAT